CTGTGCTTAAGGTGATCATGAAGCGCAATTTAAAATATACAGATCTCGAGATTGAGGTAGCTGAGAAATTATTTTATTCGATGATTAACGTTACTGTTATAGGAATACGTTATGATGTTTTGGAAATTTCTGGCACCAATCCTTCAGGTCAATTTCTTACCTTAATAATGAACTGTATAGGGAATTCACTCTATTTGCGTAGTGTTTGGCTGACACTCGAGTTATCAGGTAAATTCCGTGATAATGTCAATCTCCTTACATATGGTGATGATTGTGTGATGGGATCTAATAATAGTAATTTTAACCATGTTACTATCAATAAGGTTCTTGATGATTTCAATGTTACTTTCACGATGGCAGACAAACAGAGTGATTTAGTACCTTTTATTTCCATCAATGAGGCCACTTTTCTTAAGCGGTATTTTCGAAAAGTTGAGGATATGGTTTTTGACCCTATAGAGGAGAAATCAATTCTTCTCAGTTTAGCTTTTCCAAAACATTCGAGATTTATAACAGATCAAGAGGTTTTACTAGAGGTGTTGAGGAATGCTAATGCAGAATCTTGTCGATTTGCACCAGCGAAACGACGGTTGTGGATTACTTTTCTCCATAAACTCCAAGATGCATATAACGAAGAGTTTGATACATTATCAAATGTATGCACCGATGTCATCTTTGATGATATTCTTCCTGCAGTTAGGTCACTGCGAAAAATTAATAGACCAATCCCTTTAGATTCTGAGGGACGCAAGGCTACGGCAATCATCGAATCGGATCTTCTTGATCGTGTTATACAAGAGACTAACATACCTCATAGTGAGTCTCGCATGCGAGAAGATTACCTGCTGGAGGGTGACAACACCCTATTGACAAGTGTGTGCCAGCATATAAATAAAGGCTACTTATCTGAGGTAAAGGGGCAAACGACAGAGCAGTCGTTTGTACTCGATAAAGAACAGCTCAGAACAAATAATTATTTAGTTGGACACGGTCCAACACAATTAACAGCTGATGATATTTCAGCAATTCTACTCATACCAGTGAGTGGTCTTACAACAGATAGCACAACCGATATTGCGTCTATTACAACACGACAACCTGTGGTTGATTTTGCAGGTGATGGTGAGAAAGGAGAATCAACCTCACAGGATTTGACCTCATTCAATCCAATGCGAGGATATAAAGATTCTAGTTTGGAGGAGTTTCTTTCACGTCCTAGAGTTATAGATGCAAACACCTGGACATTTGGTGGGCCTTTAACCAAGAACTTTTTAATAACGTCTCTAGTTAATCACACCAGCGTAGCAGCCAAATTACATGATTACTATCTTTTACGTGCTACTTGGTGTGTCAATGTCCAAGTGACCGGAAGTCCTTTCCACCAAGGTTGCTTTGCAGTCAAGTGGGAGCCATCAGAGGATGGAAGCAAGTGGGGGTCACCTCGGGT